ATTTTATGTGAGACAAAAAATGAAAATACTTTATCTAATATACCACTTGTGTTTAGTTTAGAATGTATATATGATAATTTAAAAGCGGACAACATAGAACATATCAAACCATTTTTTAAAGAAGGAGACCCTAAAGAATTTTATATTCCAATGAATGAATATGTATATCATATAAATATAACAAAAGACATTACCAGTATTCTTTATTGGATTGATTGGATCATTGAATACGATATTTACTTAAACAAAAAAAAGAAAAATATATTTATTCAGAGAAGGTCTTTAGTAGATTTTAAAGATGACAAAAAAAATAAAAATATAATATGGATATTATGGGATATTGTAATTCAAAAATCTAAATCATGTAGACAATTAATTCAACAGGCTATCATGTCTCTATTTAATCTTTTTCAAATAAAATATAAAGTCACTAATAATAAATCATTCAAATGTTTGTTGTATGTATCTATTCATTTGATTCTTTCCAAAGAAATAAACACTCAAATAAAATTAATTGAAAATATAAGTTTATTTAAAAATCTATATAACAATACCCAAATTATATTTGAGGATATAAAAAAGAAAGAAGTATGGATAGAAGAGGTAAAAACCGAAAAACAAAAACTATATGATTCGGTATATAAAATATAATAAATATATTAAATGACGCTTAGTAAAAAATACGAAGAAATATATGGAAAAAATGCGAACTTTTCAAATGAAGTAAATAAAAATGTATTAAATCAACGTAATAATTATACAAATAATGATTTTAATGACTCTACGAATAACTATTTAACAAAAAACAATTCAACCAATAAATACTCCATGAATAACTATCCCGAAAATTCAAATACGAATTACCCTACTGAACCTTCTTATGAACTACCAGTATTAGAAACAGAACCTTCTTCTTGGATGTTTTATACATTTTTATTGTTTGTTTTAGCTTGTGTTGTGGGTTCTATTATTTATTTCAAAGATAACCTAATTGATTATTATAATAGATTTATAAAACCAAATCCAAATATAAATAATGAATTAAAACAACTTAATAAAAGTATTAAAAAGGAAAAAAAAATCCGCGAAAAAAAAGAAAAGGAAAAAGAAACCAACAAAAAGAAGGAAACAGGTGGGATTCGTCAATTATCTAATCAAATTAATTATAAAAGTAACCAAATAGCAAAAGATGATGGTTATTGTTATATAGGATATGATAAAGATATGCGGTCTTGTGGTGAAATATATGAAGGTCAAGTATGTATGAGTGGTGAAATATTTCCATCTCTAGAAATGTGTATGTTTCCAAGATTAAGAGAATAATTATAATTTATAATTTATCTACAAATGAAATACTTGTGTCATATACAATTGGATTACAAGAACCAACCTTCGTATTACAATTAAGAATGGCATTGGTGTCTCTTAATTGTTTTAATTTAGTTTGACTTATTTTTTTTGTATTATTTAAACCAATATTTTGTTTATATAATTCATTTTTAGTAAGACTATTACCTTTATATTGTAAGTATTCTGCTTTACGACGCATTTTACGCGTTTCATAATCATATGTAGTAAAATCAGTATTTGAACCTGTTGTTCTACCAATTATAGTACGAGCATATGGATTATCGTATATCTTCAATCCTTCACGATTCTTATATTCTCTTAAATTAGATAAAGCCAAATATTCAGGATTCCCTTGTGGGAATTCGTTATTTAGTGAATTACTAATATCTACATAATTCCAACGAGTAGATGATATATCGTCAATGTAAACTGTCCTAGACAATGTGACTAAGGATATATCTTCTAATTCTATGCTACGAAAAGACATTATATATAATTGCTTTATTTATTCTCAGTTTGATTATTCTCAGTTTGATTATCACGTTTAGTTACAGGTTCTTCAAATAATTCTTTACGAATTTCTTCTAGTGATGCATTTACTCCTAATGTTTTTTCTTGTGTATTCATATTTTCAATAGAAATCAGTTCGCCATTTTTATTGATACTTTGAGTTAGTTTATTATTATACTTATTCGCCTTTTTCATATTTTCTTCAATCGCATTCACCTTAGATTCTTTTACTCTGGTTTCAAAATTTAACTTTGCTTTATCTTCATTTTTCTTTTTCTCGTGCATCAAATCATTGAGCTCTTTTTCTAGGTAATTTACATTACCAGTTTTGTAAGCTTCTGGATGATAAGGTAACCACGTTCCAACTGGACCAACATATACATCATGATTTGGGTCACTTTCTCGCAGCATTTTACATCGTAATTCTGCTTCTTCTTGGGTTGGAAAAACACCGCGTACTTTCAATCCTCGTACACTTGTTTGAAATGAATGTTCTTTAGAGAATTGCTTTTCTAGAGTGTCTTCATTTTTATCTACAAAATTTTTATAGTCATCAGATACATCATTTTTTAGGGTACTTTTGAATGTATCGACAAATGACTCGTATTCTTGGTTGAGCTCTTCAATAGAAATATTATATTTATGAGAAACAAAATTAATGAATTCATTAAACTTTGTCATTGATTTATTTGTATCATATTGAGAGACAAATTCCTCAAAATAAAATAATTCCTTTTTCTTAATCAAGAATTCAGGAGAAACAAAGGATAGGCAAACAAATTTTTGTTCGGATATTGGTCTATCTTCTTCTAATAAATCCACATTATTCATTATGGTTAATTATTATTTCTATTTATATATTTTTTTCTATTTATTAATTATAAATGTTAAATGTAAAAGAATTAATCAAACGCGTTATAAAATATCTAGTTGAAGGTTTAATGGTATCTATTGCCGCATATGCCATACCTAAACAAAGTTTAAAAATAGATGAAATTGTTCTTATTGCTCTTGTTGCAGCAGCAACATTTAGTATTTTAGATACTTATATACCTACTATGGGGGCTAATGCTCGAACTGGGGCTGGATTTGGTATAGGTGCAAATCTAGTAGGGTTCCCTGGTGGTCTATAAAGTAGGTATAAATTCCCAATCTAAATCTATACATATATTTTTCCATATTTCATCTTGTTCCACTTTTTTTTGTTCTTTTAACATTGGAAAATGTGGTAAATAAGTCATTTCACCCAACAACTCGCACAATTTATATAAAGTATAATAATAATTCAAAAAATTTACTCTATCGTTTGGACAATATTTAGAATAAGGAATTTGTATATCCATAAATAAATTACATAATGTATCTTCTAATTTAGGACTCATTACAGGTGGTTTTATACCAAGTCGGTCTTTTATAAAAGGTATATGTTCATAATACTTATTATGTCCTAACTTCTTTAGGATTTCCTTTGTTTTTTTGTTGGTCAATTCAGATAATTCGATACGCTCTTTTTTTACTTGGCTTTCGATTTGTTTTATAATGACTTCAGGTATATCAGTAGACTCTTTTGCTTGAAATTGAGACAAAATCTCACGAAAATGATTTATTCTTTTATAAGCATAAAATGATATTTCTTTAGGAGGATCTTTGTAAGAGGGTTTATCATTATCCACAAAAAATGTTTCATTGTTAAAACAATTATTACATAATGAAATGCCTTCCATCATTAATTTAATCATTTCGCCTTTATTGCATTTGCTACAAATATTATTATCATACATGAAATCATTTATATTTATATTTACAAAATTATTTTTTTTTATATAATTTTGTATACTTTTATTTAGAGAGTTTGTACTAGTATCTTCATCTTTATTAAAAAATCGTTGAATAAGTTTTTTAGGATTTTTATTTTTTTCGATTTGTTGTTTACATTCAAAATAATTAAATAAGTCAGATGAATTATTTAAAAAATATTTTTTTTTCTTTTTTTTTAGTTGTTTTAATTTTTGGAGTTCCAAATGATATTTTTCATCATCATCGTTATATTTAGACAAATTGGACAATAGTTTCTTTTCGGTCTGATTTAAATCATTTAGATATTTTGTATATAAATTATCTATGGTAAGTTCTTTATTCATTAGTATAAATTAAATAGTTTATTTTATATATTAACAATCTAAATATACATTATGGATAAGAAGACTCTTTTTATTTTAAATGCAAAAAAAAATGGTTGGAAAATAAAGAGAAAAACGCCAAAAACATATGTATTTATAAAAGAACTATGTAGCGAACATTATTCTTGTAATTATTTGAAAAAGTTCTTATATCAAAATTTAATTAAATAAAAATTCATTTTTTTTTTCTTTTACTATTTTATAGAATGGGTGGAGGACTTATGCAATTAGTAGCTTATGGCGCACAAGATGTATATCTTACAGGTAATCCACAAATTACCTTTTGGAAAGTAACTTACCGTAGACACAGTAATTTTGCTATGGAATCCATTGAACAAACCTTTAATGGTCAAGCTGATTTCGGTCGTCGGGTAAATTGCACTATTTCCCGTAATGGTGATCTTGCTTACCGCACTTATTTACAAGTTACTCTACCAGAAATTAACCAAAATCTAAACACAAATGGTAGTGTATATGCTAGGTGGCTGGATTTCCCTGGTCACCAATTGATTGAACAAGTAGAAGTAGAAATTGGTGGTCAACGCATCGACAAACACTATGGTGACTGGATGCAAATCTGGTGCCAATTGACTCTTGACAAAAACCAAGAAGCCGGTTTCAAGAAAATGGTTGGTCAAACCACCCAATTGACTTTTATGACTGACCCATCGTTCGCAGATGTAGATGGGCCTTGTGATTCAAGTGCCCCAAGACAAGTATGTGCTCCTCGCAATGCTCTCCCTGAAACCACCTTGTATGTTCCTCTACAATTCTGGTTCTGTACTAACCCTGGTCTTGCTCTACCTCTAATTGCCCTTCAATATCACGAAGTCAAAATCAATCTCGATTTAAGAGCCATTGATGAATGTCTGTGGGCGGTAAACACTTTGTCGCCAGATTCATCATCTGATGTAAAAGTAACATCGGCTTATTCTCAATCGCTTGTTTCAGCATCATTGTATGTAGATTACATTTACCTAGACACTGATGAGCGCAGGCGTATGGCTCAAAATCCTGCGGAATACCTAATTGAGCAACTACAATTCACTGGTTCGGAATCGGTTGGTTCATCGTCCAATAAAATCCGACTCAACTTCAATCACCCATGTAAAGAGTTAATCTGGGTTGTACAACCAGATTGCAATGTAGACTATTGTGCTTCTACTCAAAGTGATACTACTCTATTCAAAGCTCTTGGTGCTCAACCATTCAATTACACCGATGCAATTGATGCTCTTCCTAACTCAGTAAAAGCATTCGGTTCGGATGCGGCTGTTGAAGGACCTAACTCATTCATCGGTGGGTCTGGTCTTTTCCAACAAGCAGAAGCTCCTGGTTCTTCAAATTGGACTATTGGTGCGGATGCTGATGCGGACTGGGCTATGAATGGTGGTTCGGTAATTGCGTCTGGTGTTTCGGATGCTGGTACTTTCGTATTGGCTGAAACTTCGCTCGACATGCACTGCTGGGGTGAGAATCCAGTTGTAACTGCCAAACTACAATTGAATGGTCAAGACCGATTCTCTGAGCGTGAAGGTACTTACTTCGACCAAGTACAACCATTCCAACACCACACTCGATCGCCTGATACCGGTATTAATCTTTACTCGTTTGCTCTAAGACCTGAAGAGCAACAACCATCCGGCACTTGCAATTTCAGTCGTATTGATAATGCTACTCTACAATTGGTTCTTTCCAATGCTACTGTAGAAGGCACCAATACTGCGAAAGTACGTGTATATGCCAGAAACTACAACGTACTAAGAATTATGTCGGGTATGGGCGGTCTTGCATACAGCAATTAAGTAATTTTAAACTAATTTTATATAATAGTTTATTGTATTATATAAAATCAACGACTTGTACCCATCAAACGTACGAAAATATTAATAATATCTAAAAATAAATTGGTAGAAACCAACGGATAATTTGGTGAATGTATACATTGCTCAGCATAACTAAATAGCTTGGATGTATCATAAGCAATAAACATTGAAAATAATACTATCACAATATAAGATATAATATTGTATAAAGGTCTTGTGTATTGTTGGGTAAACAATAAAAACAATTCGGTTATGATAATTACAATAAGAGCAATCAAAAATCCCAGGGATGCTTTATAATATGTTTTGCGTAAAAAATCGGGTATAATGGATACTAATGAAGACATTGCTAAAAATATCATACAAGTCATTATCAATACCCTCTGTAACACAACGGAATATTCAATAGATTTGAAATAAGGATATAAAATAAGTGATATAGACCCTAAAAATATAAGCCATAATATATGATTCATCAAAAAACCATTTTTACTGAACATTGGTCGAATCGACAAGAAAATAATAGATATAATAGATATCAAAAATGAAAAAAATATATAAGGCATTATTTGTCGAAATACTTTGGATTCCGGTAAAAGGACGTTTAATTGTTTGGATGTATTAAATCCATAATTATACATATGAATGAAGGAACCCACCAAAGAAAACGATAATCCTAAATATAGGTAAACATTGGTGACAAAATGATTACAATGTGGTTTATTATTTACAAATGCGTATTTGTACACCATAAACATTAAAAAAAACGTTGTAAACAATATAAACAAAAGATTGTTTTGATAATTCATTATAATATAATAAGTTTTTTTATTTTGTATTAATAAAATTATGACAATAAATATACATAGCAAACAATTATCTTTTTAATTATTTAATTTTTATAAATTAATTTTGGGTAACAAACTATACTATACTCATAATATATTACTTTCTTGGTACAATTTTACATTTATAAGGTACTCCATTGATACAAACAAGTTCTTAGGTTTATAGATAAAGAATTCTTCACATTTATAATCGTCCATTGTTTTTTATTTTATTTTTTATATTTAGATAATTCTTTAAATGCTTTTTCAGGGTCATTGTAATTGTTCAGTATATATTTGTTCAATTGTGCTGGGGTGATTAGAAAGTTGTACTCAAAATGTTCAAATAAATGTTGACACGACCTTTCATAAAAAAAATCAAACATTTCAACTATCATTTCGAGAGAACAATAAGATACCTCTAGGTTAATATCAATTCGACCAGGACGGATAAATGCCTTATCTAATTTTTCGATATGATTGGTAGTGACCATCAAAATACGTCCAGGTGTCTCTAATATACCATCCAACAAATTCAAAATAAAAGATAGAGTAAGTTGTTCACCATCTACATATGGATTGTTGTCTTTTTTAAACGGTTTAATATCCTTGTTGGTTTGGATATCCGAAATAATGTGATTTTCAAATAATAAACCTTGCGGAAAATCATTATGAAAGTTGTCTAAAGAATCCACTTGTTTAGGTTCTTCCTTTGTCTCTTTTTTTTCTTTGCGTTCATAAATTATATCGGTTAAACAATCAATGTCTTCGATGACATAAATACGTTCATCCATAGATATATTAAAATGTTCAGTTTTTCCATCATTCA